CAAGTACAATCTATTATAGATGCTGGTAAATTCTTTAAGCTAAACTGTCCAATGGATGGTGAAGCAAAAATAGGAAACAATTGGTTAGAAACCCATTGACACTTCCTAAAGAGTATAGTATTATAATTAAACAAACTAACGCCACAAGGAGTAAATCATGGCCAAAGATAAGAAAATAGTTTTAAAAGATGTTGAAGTATGTTGGGCAAAGTTACAAGAACCAGCAGCTAAATACATGTCAGAAGACTTAGCATACACTGTAGCTATCAAGATGAATGATCAGCTAGAAAACTTAATGACTGACTACAAGTTAAATAAGAAAGTCAAAGAAGGTAAAGACACTACCTTTGATGGTGCAAGGTTCATTCAGATAGGTCTAGATGAAAAGACTAGAGGTGGTTGGACACGTTACGGTGAAGTATATGATGCTGAGGGTAACCCATCTGAGGCATTACTTGGTAACGGTTCTAAGGTTAACATGTTCATATCTATTGGTGATAGCCAGTACGGTAACATCATTAAACTAGGTCACCTGTCAACTATGAACCAAGATACTAAAGAAATGTTCTTTGACTTCTGTCAGATAACAGATCTTGTAGAGTACAACAAGACAAGTGCAGTCATTACCTCTAGAGAAACTATAGCTGCAGCTGAGACAGCACCTGTAGAAGAAGTAACTATAGACTTTTAAAGATAGGAAACTATAATGAATAAGAGTATCGATACCTTAATTACTGATGTCTATGACGTTCTTGTAAAAGGGTACAACCAGACAGAAGATAATGATAAAGTTATCGATACTTTTGGTGACAACCTAAAAGATTTGCTACGGTCTAGGTTGTCCCCTCGTCGAAAGGGAGGTCCTGTCCTCCGTCTATCTGCAATTGGTAAACCCTCCCGACAATTGTGGTATGACTCTAAGGGCTACACTAAACAGGAACTAACAGGAGATCAGTTACTGAAGTTCCTATATGGAGATATTATTGAAGAAATACTTTTAACATTAGCTAAACTTTCTGGTCACAGTGTGACAAATGAGCAACACTCAGTGAAGGTAGCAGGTATTAAAGGACATATGGACGCAGTAATTGATGGGCATGTTGTTGATGTTAAGTCTGCTTCACCGTTTGCCTATAAGAAGTTCTCTAAAGGTAGCCTCCCTTTCGATGATCCTTTTGGATACCTTCAACAGATAGCAGCATACAGTGAAGGTGTACCAGACAACAAAGGTGTAGCCTTCTGGGCTATGAATAAAGTAGATGGATCTCTTACCCTGTATCAACCATCAGAAGATGTACTACCTGATACACAAGAGAGAGTTGATGAACTACATAAGGTATTAGCTCAAGATGAACCACCTGTTAGATGTTATGATGATGTACTAGATGGTAAGACAGGCAACCGTAAGTTAGATATGGGTTGTGTTTTCTGTGACTTCAAGAAGGTTTGTTGGGCTGATGCTAATGGTGGTGAAGGATTAAAAGCTTACAAGTATGCAGCTATTCCTTTTCCTATCTACCTAACTGAGACTGTTAAACAACCTAGAGTAGATGAGATAGACATTGCCTAAGAAATTAACTACTAGACAAAGAGCAATCAAAGCAGGTTATAGATCAGGGCTAGAAGAGCAGACAGCTAAAGCCCTGAAGAAAAAGAAAATCAAATTTAGTTATGAGTTACTCAAGATTAAATGGGAAGACTTCAAGATAAGAACCTACACACCTGACTTTCAATTACCTAATGGAATAATAATTGAAACCAAAGGTAGGTTCACAGCTGCAGATAGACGCAAGCATTTAGAAATCCAGAGACAATACTTTAGTGGGTACGATATCAGATTTGTATTCAGTAACAGCAGGGCTAAATTATACAAGGGTGCTAAGAGTTCTTATGGTGACTGGTGTAAGAAGAATAACTTTCTATATGCAGATAAAGAAATACCTCAGGAGTGGATAGATGAATAGCAGTTTAGCTAACAAACTAATAGATAGGTTTAGCATAGAAGAGATAGCTGAGGTTGTAGGTATTACACCTCACATGTTTGTCCAAGCATTTGCTGATGATATAGTAGACAATCTAGATTCTTTCGGGGAGATAGACTTAGGATTTTTAATAGAGAAAGAAGAAGAATGACAATAGGATTTAGAGACTACCAAAAGAAAGCAGTTAGCTTTGCAATCTATCCAGCTACACACAAGGTCTTGTACCCTACCTTAGGTTTATGTGGTGAGGCAGGTGAGGTAGCTGAGAAAGTTAAGAAGCAAGTAAGAGATGGTGTGTTTAACAGGCATGAAGTAGCTAAGGAACTAGGAGATGTACTGTGGTATTTAGCTAATCTTAGTAGTGATATTGGTTATAACCTAGATGAAATAGCTGCCATGAATATTGACAAGCTTTCAAGTCGTAAGGACAGAAACAAGATACAAGGTTCAGGGGACAACAGATGAAGATACTTAGAGCAATAGGTAGATGGTGGTATAGATTTATTAACTACATGATTACTTGGCAGCTACATAGGGATGCAGTTAAACATTTAAACAAGTTAACAGACAGGGAACTAAAAGACATAGGTCTTACAAGGGGTGAGATAGATCGAATGATCTGGTTTAAAGAAGACAAACAAGATAGAGGGACTAAAGAATGAGCAATAACTACCTACCAACTGACTACCAATCTTTCATACACAAGTCACGGTATGCTAAGTACATAGAAGGTAAAGGCCGTGAGTCTTGGAGTGAGACTGTGGAAAGATACATGTCTAACATTGTAGGTACTTTAGTAGACACTTCAACTAAGAAAGAACTAGAGAAAGCTATCTTAGACTTAGGTGTCATGCCAAGTATGCGGTCACTTATGACTGCGGGCAAGGCGGCTGATCGTGACAATGTTTGTATGTATAATTGTAGCTACTTAGCTGTTGATGATGTCAAAGCATTTGATGAAGCTATGTTTATATTGTTATGTGGTACTGGTGTAGGGTTCTCAGTTGAACGTCAGTCAGTGCAGAAGTTACCTGAAGTACCTAAGTTGTTTGAGAGTGAAACAAACATAGTAGTTAAAGACAGTAAAGAAGGTTGGGCTAAGTCTCTTCGACAGTTGATTGCTTTACTCTACAGTGGTGAGATACCAACATGGGATGTATCTAAGGTACGCCCAGCAGGTGCACCTCTCAAGACATTCGGTGGTAGAGCATCAGGTCCTGCTCCGTTAGTGGATCTGTTTAACTTTACAATTGAGACATTCATTGGTGCTCAAGGACGTAACCTTTCATCTATTGAGTGTCACGATATTATGTGTAAGATAGGTGAGGTAGTTGTTGTAGGTGGTGTACGTAGGTCAGCTATGATCTCATTATCTAACCTATCAGATGATCGTATGAGACATGCTAAGTCAGGTTCATGGTGGAAAAACAATCCACAAAGAGCATTAGCTAACAACTCTGTTTCATATACTGAGAAACCCGATAGCTTATCCTTTATGAGAGAGTGGATGTCTCTTGTTGAATCAGGTTCAGGTGAACGAGGTATCTTTAACAGACAAGCATCTAAGGTACAGGCTCTAAAGAATGGTAGACGTGATAGTAACTATGAGTTTGGTACTAACCCTTGCAGTGAGATAATTTTAAGACCGTCTCAGTTCTGTAACTTAACTGAAGTTGTAGTACGAGCAACAGATAATATTGACACACTATCTGAGAAGGTACGTCTGGCTACAATCTTAGGTACTATCCAATCTACATACACTAAGTTCCCTTACCTTCGTAAAGTATGGAAAGATAATACAGAACAAGAAAGACTGTTAGGTGTATCACTAACAGGAGTCATGGACAATCCGTTAATGACCTTGAAGAACAAAGGCTTAGACAAGACACTTGCTCACCTAAAGAAAGTTGCTGTAGATACAAATGCTGAGTGGGCTGATCGTTTAGGTATACCAGTATCAACTGCTATAACTTGCAATAAGCCTAGTGGTACTGTATCACAGTTAGTAGATAGTTCTAGTGGGATACATGCTAGACACTCTAAGTATTATATCAGGACTGTACGAGGTGACAACAAAGATCCACTGACACAGTTCATGATTGATCAGGGTATACCTAACGAACCTGAAGCATTCAAACCTGACCAGACTACAGTGTTTAGTTTCCCTATGAAGGCTCCTGCAAATGCTGTAGTTACTGCTGACATGACTGCTATCGAACAACTAGAGATGTGGTTAGCTTATCAACGTCATTGGTGTGAACACAAACCATCTGTTACTATTAATGTTAAAGGTGATGAATGGTTTGAGGTAGGTGCATTCGTTTACAAACACTTTAATGAAATGTCAGGTGTATCTTTCCTACCTTACGATGAACACACATACCAACAAGCACCCTATCAAGAATGTGACAAAATCGAACCTGTATATAAAGAGAGAGAGGTTGCAGACAAAGACGGACTGTTTGTATCAGATGAGATAGCTAAACACAGTTATAAATCACTGTTAGCTTTGATGCCTAAGAAGATTGATTGGTCTAAAGTCTCTGAGTATGAGAGTGAAGACAACACATCAGGTAGTCAAACCTTAGCCTGTAGTGGTGACAGTTGTGAGATAGTAGACTTAGTATAATGTTGACTTCAGTAGGAATATATATAGCAGTAGTACTAGCTCTTGGTTTAATCCAAGGGTTAGTATAAACAGAAAGGTTACCATGTATACAGTAATAACTAAAGACGAATGTCCCTTCTGTGGATCAGCA